ACCTGGCCCCATTAATTTTAGTGTCTGAAACCCGAGTACGATTTTAGGCAACATAATCAAAATCGGTCCAAAAGTGAGCATAAGCGCCCCGAAAGCAACCGTAGTTTTCACTATGGCGCTGGTTAGACCGGGATGTTCTTTCATCCAGTCACGAACTTTCTGGGCTATATTTGCAATTGATTTTGCCATGCTAACCACAGTCGGCGCCAATTGTTCACCCAATGAGATAGCAACATTCATGACGCTGTTTTTGGCTAATGTCAGTTGATTTGTGAGCGATAATAATTGTTTATCTGCAACCTCTTGCGTTATTCCACCTGCCCTTTTTAAATTTTTCTCATACTCTATAATTTTTTCGGATGTTCCAACCAATGTCAGCAAGGCTAATTGTGATTCTTCTTGAAGCCCTAAGGTGGTGAGGGCGACTTTTTTTTGTTCAGCCCCCATGCCGGATAATCGTTTCTCAACTTGCCCTACAATAGTGCCCATATTATTGAGATTTCCGTTGGCATCATAAACGGCAATTCCAGCTTCTTGAAAAGCTCCTTTGTTATCTATTGCCGCTTTTTGGAGATCACGCAAAACGATCGAGAATTTTTCCCCCGCCAATTTGCCTTTTACTCCCTGGTCGGCAAAAGCCGCGAGAACAGCAACACCGGATTCTAAGCTAACTCCATAGGCTCGCATGGCGGGGCCAGCTTTACTTGTAAGAGCTTCGGAAAATTGAGCGACGCTCGCATTTGCTAAAGTGTTCGCTTTGACCAAAACATCTGAAACCCGAACCATGCCCTGTTGGTTTTGGGCGGCATCTTTGCTGGATAATCCCAAGGCGCTTTGAGCATCGGTCAACAAATCGGTCGCTAGAGCGAGATCAAATGCCCCCGCCTGTGCAAATCTTGTTGCCACCGGTAATGCGGCGATCGATTGTTCGGCATCTAAACCGGCAGAGGCGAGGTAAAAATATCCTCTTGCAAGTTCTTTAGCGGCAAACGTCGATTCCCCGGACATTTGCATAGCCGCTTCCGCCATCTTGGTTTTCATGGTATCGGAAACGTCGCCCATGATTGCCGTTGATTCAACCATTGACTCATCAAAATCGGCAAAGGCTTTAACCATACCAACGGCAACGCCGACGATCACGCCTCCGGCGACGGTCATCGCCCGACCCATTTTCCCGAATTTCTTACCGCTTCTATCTGCCCACTTCTCCATATCAGTCGTATCTTTTCCGACCTTTTTTACAGACGTATCCCACTTTTTCTTATCAAGGAGTAATTTGCCAACAATGGAACCGGCTACAAATGCGCCTACCGCCATGTTTTATTCTCCATCACTTTCTAGATTTAATATTTGATAATAGATCCTCTGCATTTCGTCCTGTAAGTCTGTACCACCGGCGAAGGCCAGAGCGAAGGCGCTTATAAGCTCCGCTTTCCGAAGCAATCCCTTTATTGTTGCCTCCCTGAACCAATGGTTAATGTCCCTTATATCGAGATTTAAGAGTTTTTCGTACGACCCGAGCCCTGGGAACTCCGCTTGGATTTTTGAGATTTTTTGCCCCCAGGCTTTGATACGTTTTTTTGTTCTTTCACGTCCTCTATTCCAAAAACAGTTTTGTTGATGTGAGCTGTAAGGTCTTTTAATTCTCGTATATCAAATTGATCGAGAATTTTTCGGGGTATAGGAAGAATTATCTCTATTTGCTTCATAAGCGACTCAGTATCACCAGCCAGCGCCTTTTCTTCCAACGCCTTAATTTGAACTAATATTGGATGACTAAATCTTCGGGTTTTATAAACCGTACCATCGATCTCAATCTCTACCGGCGGGTAAAGACTCTCAGTAGTCGAAAGTTTGAACCTCCCATTTGTACTCATTTAATTTTCTCCTTTTTATGCTTCAACCACGCCGTATTGATAAAGTCTGCCCTCATAACCTGAGTCCAGGTTTACGAAAATTGCAAATTTTACCATGTGAATCCGTTGTCCATCACGGTCAAAACTCAAATCGAACTCTCGATACGGATAGGCTTTGTAAATTAAAATCCATTCGGTCGAGGTGACGCTGGGGATATTGTCACACATCGGCTTGATAACAAGCTGTTTTGCATTGGCGTACATATCACAACCAGCTTTCGCAGAAAAAATTGTAATATTCGTACCCGAGGTGACTCCAGCGAGTAGAGTTTTTAACTGCAAGAGGGTGGAGCGAGCCATAGGAACATCCAGCTCAACCTTCGTTCCGGTGAACACAGCGTCAACCGGAGTCTCGCCGTATCCTTCTTCTTGGACTTCGCTGATCGTGTCAGTGGTTCTCATGCTGATGGTACCGAGAAACGGTGAAAGGTTTAACGGTGTTCCAGCATAATCCCAAACGACCTCAACTGGCCCTTTGTCCTTAAATGGTAATTGTGGCATTAATACCTCCTAATAAATTATGGAGCATTAGAAATACTCCAATAGTAATTCGTTGAAAACACAAAATGGTCTTGCTTTTCAGGATTGCCGATCGGCGCCGGGGGGGCTACAGCATTTATGACCAATACATCGTAAGTTGGCCCCCCTCCAACCGAGGGCAAAGTCCATCCAGCCGTTCCATGAATAGCCGTATAAATACAATAAGCATCTTCCCGGGCTTTCCAAAAATCCTCTGCCCGGTTCCATATTTGTACCGCTTTCGGGTCGAGCCAATCGGGAAGATCGGGTACGGGGACACCACCGGCGTTTTCTAGCACAATTCTTACCCGTACCGGTACCGCCGTTCCATCGGCTTTATTTATCGGCAAAAACCCGACGAATAAATTGGTACCTATAACCAAATCACAATCGCTCATATTCTCTAAAAATTGTGCGATTTCTTTTAACATTAATGACCCTTATTGCGGATAGTTCCTGCGATCTTCTCAAGATATTTTTTGTTATTTTTCAATAATTTTGCTTCGATAAATTTAGCCCCCGAGCCTTTGAGCGTCCAGCTTAACTCAAACGGTGTCTCGTGGAGTTCGGCGGCATAGGGGACATTGAATCCTACGTGAATAAATATCTCTTTTGCTCTTAATATAGGCATTACGATTTTTTGCGATCTCCATAAATGACCGGTTTTATGCGGTGCTCGCGGTTCCTCCATTATTGAGTCTTTTATTACCATAGCCCCAGCTTTCATCAAGCCTTGTTCTCCCCAGCCAGGAATTTGGTCGACCGCAATTTTATGAAACTTGAGATCAAAATCTCGGGTATCTAAAGTAAATGACCCAGCGCCCATTATTCTACGTAGACCTCTATATGATGAATTGCTATTGAGTCCTGCGGTTTAAGTATTTTTAAAACCGCCCTTTTTTTACCGCTTCCGTCAACGTCAATATGGTCTTCGGGGTTTATGTTTGCATTCGCTTTATAAAAAATCTTTGCTGATGATCTCACTTCCTCTCCCCTGAAATTTCTAACTACTTTATTACCAAACATCACCCGGCATTTGACGAGAGGAATCACAACCTCCGACCGTGCGCCCCATTTATCATTAGTAATGGTGTAGATCGTAGAGGTGTTTATTAAAAGAGCATCATAACTCATGGTTACCATCCATAATCAATATCCAAAAGCCCATACAATTTCCGGTTGTACGGCGCGTAAAATTCTCTGAGAACCTCCCCCAACTTCTCCGGTATTTTTGGGTACCGGGCTTGCGGTCGTATTCGTTTTAGAATATCGATATTATCGTAAGCCTCTAAATGGTACGGCTTTAAATTCAAAAAGTCAAAAGCCCTGTTTGTCATTTGCTCTGGATTGTCAAAAAACATATCGCTTTCAAATATTAAAAAATTCTCCGGTTTAAACCATCGAAACCAGCGTTCAAGATGAAGTGCATAAAACCCCATCTGCAGAACACGTTGCCTCGGATACGGGTTTACATGAAGGTGAATTTTCATTTTATCATTGACCATTTTGGTTAAATTTGCCAAATCTAATTCACTCATTCCTTGTAATTCATGGCCTCGATAATGGCAATAATGTGACCAAGCCCGGGCTACAGGATTCCTCAAGAGCACTATGAATTTAGTACTCGGGGAGAGCGTCCTGGATATACGCTCTGGAACGGGAGGATCGCAGAGGTAATCCGGTGTCGCTTCCCCGAATAAATAATCCGCATTTCTCGGAGGCCAACATTCCCGGTACCAATCCACTCCTTTATTCCAATGGACATTAAAAAAGTTAATTTCTTTCCGGTCTGCTTGTCCCCGTATCGGCCCCAAAATAGACGGGTGTTTTGTCATATATTGAAAAAGCGAAGTTGTACCGCCCCGCATGATTCCAATTATGAGAAAATCCGGTAAACGGTCTTTCATCCTATCGTTCCTTGAGTCCCGGCTGTCGTGAAAACAGCCCCCCATTGTTTCATAAAAACCTCTGCTCTGCGTTTGTATACAGTAGGATTATTGGGCATATGAGCCGCCGGCACATAATCTAGATCATATCGTAGCCCATTGACATGGCGAATGTTTGAAACACCTTTTATCCGATCTTGAATATTTACACCATTATCATGGTATTCAAGAATGATAATTCCCCGTTCCTCTAAACAGGGCATGATGTTATTTAAAACTGTTTTCCACCGGGCATACCCAAGACCAATTCCAGCCCAAAAAATAATGTTGAATTTACCAAACTTTTTCTTTAATTCCTCGCCTTTTAAATGCTCGATTTTTCCGAGTAAGTAAATTCCGTCACCGGATTCTCGCTCATGAATTATCGGGTCGTTATGGTCAACCCCAACATACAATTTTAGGTCTCTTGGAACGAGATAATCTTTTATGGTAATGGGGCCACAACCAAGATCTAAAAGTCGGTACGGATAAAGGTAAGAACAAGCTTGCACTAGGTACCGCAAAATGCCCCACTTAATTTTAAATCCATCATCCCATAAATAACGAAGCCGGTACCGATAATCTTGATCTAACAATTTATTAAAATTCCTCCTGTATGCCAAAATAAAACCTTCGCTTTTTTAGGTATAAATCCCACTCGTGCATCCTGTATCAATTTACCCATAGCTCTACCGGTATAAACAGGGTCGAGTAATATCCCTTCCAAATTTAAGATATCTTTAACAATAGGGTGATGCCATTTACCGGAGACTTCAAAGCAAACTGTTCTCCGGTTCTCAACCTTACATTCAGTCATGTTTTCGATCATTCCGTATATCTGATTTCTATAACTCATGTCTCGAGGTGAACCGATAGCCCCGTTTGGCGCACCAGGGCCACGTATGGCAATGATACGGGGCTTTAATGCACGCAACCAGCATCCGACTGAAATACCCATCCAGGTCGCGTCGTAGGAGTATAGATAAATATAATCCACATCAGGCATTTGTATTGCCAGTTCATCGACCGCTTCCACGTAACCGAGAGCGGCTATTTCTTTGTGAGAATCATAGGGGAGTTTAAATGTTTCCCCATTGGTAAATTGATTTAATTGCTTCATTACCATTCCGTTCCCGGTACCATAATTAGACTTGAGGTTATATTTAAACTTTATGCCCACTCGTTTAAATCCTTGGGCGTACATTCTCATACAATCGGAGTCCCCACGACCAACCAATTCCACCTCGTTTATTTTTTTTAACCGTAGCCAAGCTATAAGGTACTTTATGTGCCGGGTTTTATTGCCGTAAAAATCGGTCAGGTCATCCCGTTTTATATACAGCTCATCAAGTCCAAGCTCATTCCCCAGTCTTTCCATGCGGTATATCTGGCTCTGTACAGCCAGGTCTGGGAGTAGTCCTTTTAATAGCTCATACATGCGGTTGAGCCTTTTTTGTCCGCTTGACCCTGGTTTTACCCTTGCAAGACCCTTTACCTGTGGTCAACCGTCGCTTAGATGCGCTCTCAGGGGCTGGTTTTCTTGGGGTTCTCGGTTTTTTGTCTTCCCCCCCAGGTTTAACCCCAACGAGGTGAATTAATTTGCGAACTTGTTGCCTGTGTAGATCGCTGTAAAGGAACTTATGAGAGATAACTTTAAAAATTCTCTTGAAATCATCGTCGAATGGTTTAGCTGGGAAATAATATTGGCCATCTTCATATTCCAGCGTCGGTTTAGCCCAATACACAAGCGATAGAATCCCCCCAGGTTTTAAAACTCTCCAATATTCCCTGAGAACCATTCGCCAATCCCTAACATGGTCGATCGTCGAAAAATCCATAACCACATCGAATTTATCTCGCCTATATTTTATGTCCCGGATATCCTGGCATGAGACAGTTAGCCCTCCAATCAATTGCGCCTTACCGACGTAGTTGGGTCTGATCTCGATAACATGAATCTCACCCTTAATATTCCCGGCAATCCCGCCCTCGATCGGTCGACCGTTTGCTTCATTAAAAGCATCGGTCTTTAAGATAACCTTGTTTTTTCCCGCTAATTTTTTTGCAATTTTCAGATACGTTTTTAATATGTCTGGATATGCATCTTTTAAACTCATTTCATGCCTCCCTCTAAACATTTATCAATCCACGCCCAAATTTTTACAGGCGTTGAAGTCCT